CTCGGCCGCTGCGGCCAAGTCCTGAAGGACGGCCTCGCGCTGAACGGCTGGCGGCAGGCTGGCGAGCACCACGGGATCGATCATCGAGGTCCTCCTGAAACGAACAGCTGTTCGACGGACGCAGGAAGATACCTGCGCGCTCGGACGGAAGCACAGGAACCCGATCACCCCAACGCTTAGCAGGTCAGGATCGTGTGCCGATTCTGTGCACAGATCGTGACGAGCTAGGGAGGCGGGAACGTAATGACCGGGCCAGAGTCCACCGGAAAGCCGAAGAAGAAGCTGAAGCGCTGGCACAAGATCGTGCTCGGCGTGGTGGGAGTGTTCATCGTCCTGGGCATCATCGGGGCGCTCGCCGGCGGCGGCGATGACGACGGCGACCAGGCCGGCAATGAGCCCAGGCGGGAGCAGCCGGCCGGGAGCACGACCACCGAGCGGCAGCCCGCGCCGGCTGCCGAGAAGCCCGCTGCTGACGACGGCGACACTGGCCGGATGAGCCAGACCGAGTGGGAGCAGGCCCGTGACGCCATCTTCGATGTCAACGGCGAGCTGCGCGACTACCGCCAGCAGGTCAGCGAGCGGTGCTCGCTCATGGTCCAGGCCATGCAGGTGGCCGAGGCGCTCGACTGCATCGACGACGCCTACAGCGGGGTCGAGGACAAGATGGCGCTGGCGTACGCCGACCTCGATGACCTCCAGGGTGACGTCGCCAAGAAGTGTCTGCGGGCGGTCGAGATCGCGACCAACGTCGTGAACACCCCGCTCTTCCAGGCGGCGGCCGCAAGCCACCGCGAGCTCGCCTCGCTGGACGGCGACCGGATCACCGCCGGCCTGGCCGAGCTCAACACGCAGTCCGCTCGCTGGGGCACGGCCTCGGGCAACGTGCTGCAGCTCTGCGCCCCGGAGTAGCGCAGCAATGACAATCCGTTCCCGCTGGCTCGCGCCGACAGCCGCACTGATCGCCGCCAGCGCCTTGGCGCTGGTGGGATGTGGCGGCGGCTCGCCGGCGCCGGCGGCGGCGCCGGCGCCGGCGGATGCTTCGACGGGACTCCTCGATGCGATCGGGCGAGCCGTCAGCGATCTGCCCACCCGCGCGGAGGGCCTCAGCCGGTCCGACGAGCAGCAGGCGGCCGTGCAGTGGCATCAGGCGGCCGACGTCATCGCGCGCGAGGGGCGCCAGGCCGACGCCCTCCCGTGCGCTGAGCAACTGGCACTGGACTTCGAGAGCTGGACGCGCTCGAGCGCCGCGGCGTTCGATGCCCTCGCGGCCGGCAACCGCGACTACGGGCTGGCGCTCCTGAGCGACGCCACCGCTGAGGCTGAGCGCATCCTCCCGACCGTCGCTCCGTGCCGCGCCCTGGTCGATCGCGCCGGATGAACTAGACCACTGGTGTAACGTGGAGGTTGCAAACGCACGTCGTGTCCTGTAACCTCTAGGACACAATGAAGGTCCGGGACGCCATCGACATCATCAGCCGCGACGGCTGGTACCAGGTGAAGCAGGTGGGCAGCCACCGCCAGTTCAAGCACCCGGTCAAGCCCGGCAAGGTGACGGTGGCGGGCAAGGCGAGCGCCGACCTGGCGCCGGGGACCCTGGCGAGCATCTTCCGCCAGGCACAGATCGAGAGGGAGGGGTGATGCGGACGTTCGCGGTCGTGCTCGAGCAGACGGAGTCGGGCTACTCGGCCTACGTGCCGGAGCTGCCGGGCTGCGTCGCGGCCGGTGACACGCGTGACGAGACCCTGGAGCTCATGCGCGGCGCCATCGAGCTCCACCTCGAGGACGAGGACCCGGACGCGACGGTGCCACCGCCGCCCGAGGTGCTCGCCCTGGTGGTCTAGCGGTGGGTCAGCCCGACCTGCGGTCTGTCGGCACCGCCGCGCGGCGCGCGGCCAAGCTGGCCGAGCGCGCCGAGGAGGCGATGCGCGAGCGCGACGAGCTGATCGTCGAGGCCATCCGCTCCGGCGCGACCACGCGCCAGATCGCCGAGGCGGCCGAGATCAGCGCCGTGCAGGTGAGCCGGATCGGCCGGCGCGTCCTGCCGGCCCGGCCGCGGAGGGAACGCGTACAGGTGACTCCCAGTGGCTGACAAGCCGAAGCCCACGAACCCCGGACTCATCGGCTACCTGACTGAGAACGCTGAGGGCATCGCCGAGGCCGGGGAGGCGCAGAAGGCCCGAACCCGAGAGGCTTTGGCACCGGCGCGCGCCCGCAGTGCGGGCTACAGGCCCGAGTACCGAGCGCCCGGTGCGCCGGCGCTGACGCCCACAGGCATGGAGTACCGGGTCGACGTGATGCGGTCATCGCTCGTCGGCGATCGCGTCGACGGAGCGGACCTCGAGGCGCTGCTGAACGCGCGGGCTCAGGAGGGCTGGATGCTGCGCCACATCGTCGAGACCGAGGTGAAGGGGCGTGTCGGGCCGGGGGGCACGATGGGCCTGCTCATCGTCTGGGAGCGCCGAGTTGCGACCGCGGAGCCGGACTCGGAGGCCACCTCGCCGTGAACCGCCCGACCGAGTTCGGGCCCGAGGCGCACATCGTTAAGGCATCGAGCGCGGCGGCCGCGCTGCGCTCCTCGGTGGCGCACTTCGGGCGGCGGACCAACGCGGGCGGCTGGACCCCGATGTGCGGGGTCTACCCCGGCGAGTGGCGCCCGCTCGAGCCGGACGAGTTCCCGCACTACCGGACGTGCGAGCGGTGTCGCTACCAGGCGCCCGACGCCCCAGTGCTCGAGGGCGGCCAGGCTCCACAACGAGGAGGAGGGCCCATGAGCCACCCGCTGCAGTGGAGCCGCGCCGAGATCGGCTGGGCCCCTGACGGGGGCTACAGGATCACGATTCCGCACTGGCTCGAATCGCGCGCGACCTCCGAACTCGACGAGCGGCTAAAGAACGCTCTTCGCAAGGCGGGCGCCACCGGGTGGCACGTCGGCGAGCTCAAGCACGGCGAGATGACCAGGACCGGGGGCGGCGCCAACTTCGACCCCGGCTGGGTCGTCTTCGTCGGCGAGAGCTTGGCCGAGATCGACCCCGTCGCGCTCCGGGAGGCCGTCAACGCCGCCGCGCTCGAGGCCTCGCAGGTCGCGGCGAGGCTCGACGCCGATGCGCAGGCCCACGCGGACCGGATCTTCGACGTGTGGCGCGAGGCCGGGTGACCACCGTGCACCCCACCCGGCGTCGGCCGGGAGCCCTACACTCGGGCGCGATGGCCCTGGCCAGCGTCCCCGCCGGTGAGCCGCCCGAGGTACCGCCCCCCGGCGTCGGCGCGCGTCCGGCCGGGATGCCGCAGCCGGTGGCCGCGACGAGCGGGCCCTATCCGGAGGCGTCCGACCTGGCGCACGCGCTCGACGTGATCCGGGCTCGCTTCGACGAGGAGTACCGGATCACCGAGCGCCTCGACGCCAAGCAGCGCCAGGCGGCGACCCAGGCCGGTGGCCTCTTCGCGATCGTGCAGACGATCGCGTTCGCGGTCTTCACCGACCCGGCCGCCCCGACGTTCTGGCGGGCGCTGCTGGTCGCCCTGATCGTCTGCGCCGCAGGCGCGCTGGCCATCATGGTCTTCCGCTTGCACGGAGCCGAGAGCCTCCGGCCCGAGACCACAATCGACACCAGCCGGGTCTTCGACTGGTGCCAAGAGGCCAACGGACCCGAGTACGTGACGATGCGACTGATCACGAGCTTGGACGGAATCGTGAGAGCGCGGGGGGCGAGCAACGACGCCCGCGCCAAGCGGGCGCAGCAGGTCCAGCGCGCCGCCCTCTGGGCGCTCGCCTTCTCGAGCGCCGAGCTCGCACTGGCCATCGCCCTGAGGATCTGACCGTGAGCATTCAGAACGACCCCCCAGAGGACCCGCCTCCCGACGACGATGTCGAGGGCGAGCCCGCCGACGAGGAGCTCGGGTACCAGTTCGTCGGGCGCCGGCAGTTCCCCGAGGACGATCCCCGCGCTCGTGTGCAGCGGCACTACCTCCAGGCCGGCGACCTCGCCGAGGCACCTCTGCTCGTGACCGTCGCCGGCGGCGACGTGGCGTCCGACTACGCGCCGGCGAACCTCATCGGCAAGGTCACCGGTCTGGTGAGCGGGCTGCTCCGGGGCCTGATGGGCGGGTATGAGCCCATGTTCTACGGAGCGATCGCTGGCGCTTCGATGCGCCTCATCTTCGGCGATCCCGTCCACGAGGGGCTCGAGCTGCAGTTCCCGGTCGACGCCACCGAGGAGAGCGCGGCGCGAGTCTCGCGGCTCTTCGAGCTCGACGGCGACGAGCTCCTCGCCGCCGCCATTCGACTCGGCGAGGTGGCGCCTCAGTACTCGGCCCTCGTCCAGCTCGTCGAAAGCGAGGACATCATCATGAGCTGGCGGCCCAGGAGCCAGCCCGAGCGAGTCCTGCGCCCGCTGCACGCGACGACCCAGCGGCGCGTGCTGTCCCAGCCTCCGCCTTTCACCGAGCGCCAGCTCACGGTGAACGGGATCCTCTACCGGGTCATCACGCCCGACGACGATGCAGAAGACGCGCGCGGGGGCCTCGGGCTGCGCCTTTTCGGGTGGTCGGCGCGCCCGAGCGGCCACACCCGCAAGGGCTTGCTCGCCAGTTACGACTCCCCCGAGATCACCCGCCTAATCAACGAGCGCGGCCTGCTCGGCAAGCCCGTCGAGGCGGTGCTCCGGATCCGGACCCCGAAGCCGGGCGCCAGCGTCGACCCCAAGTGGGTGAGGCGGGATTACATCGAGCTTCGAGAGGGGCGGCCCGAGGACGAGCTGCTCGGGCGGCTCCCCTTCGACGTTGAGACCGAGGGCTACGACGACGAGGAGCCGGAGCTCTAGCGCCCCGCGGGGTTGGCGCCGCCAGTGCGACGCTGCGCCAGGACTGCGCTGAGCTGCGCCACGACGTCGGGATCGTCGACGCGCCGCACCTGCTCGAGGAGGTCCTCCCAGCTCACCGGCTGGTCGGCCTCGCCCTGGCGGGCCTCCCACTTCTGCCAGCCGACCAGGAAGCGATCGGCCAGCTTCAGGACGACGGCCGCGCCTGCGACGAGGCCCGCCGCCTGCGGTCCGCTGATCTCGGCGCCGACCGCCAGGCCGGCCACGCCGAGGCCGACGATGGAGCCGCCCAGCGCCACGATGCGGTTCGGCGTCCAGCTCATGCCACACCCGCCTCTCGGGCGGCCGCCAGCGCGTCGGCGGCCGACACGTCGGCCGGCTCGGCCGGCGGCGCCTCGATCGCCGCGAAGTCCAGATCGGCGTCCGGCGGCTCCTCGATGGGCTCGACGTCGTCGCTGTGCTGGCGCGGGTCGCTCATGGCGTCCTCCTCAGGTGGTCTTGCCGAGCGCCTCGGCCGCGCCCTGGGGGGCGCGCGGCATGCGCTCGGTTCGGTACGGGCGAAGCTGCCGGCCGAGCCGGCGCTCGAGCTTGGCCCGCACGGCGTCGCGGACGGCCCTGCCGCCGCCGCCGGCCCAGGGGCCGTAGTGGCGCGGCTCGCCGACCCGCAGCGCGAGGTCTCCGCCGCCGAGGGCAACGACCTTCGCGCGGGCTCGCGTCGCCGGCTCCAGACGGCTGAGGGCGTTGTCGGCGTAGGCCCGCCGCTTCCACCGGCCGATGACCTCGTAGCGGGCGGCGACGTCCTCCAGCCAGAACAGCGGCTGGGCGACGACCTCCGCGGCGATGTCCTCGAGCCCCGGCGGTCCGAAGACCACGGCGCCGGCGAGCGCGCGGGTGCGCCAGCGCACGCCGTCCTCGGTGTTCCCGCCGATGGTCCGCCAGACGCCTGCGCCCATCGGCGAGTGGAGGAGCTCCACGTGGGTGCCGCACCAGGCGATCGCCGCGCCTGGGCGCGGCGAGCACACCAGGCCCTCGCGCTCGGCGGTCTGGCACATGATCGCGACCGACGGCGAGGCGATCCGCTGCGCGAGCGCCCGCTCCAGGCCGGCGTGCTGCCAGGTCCAGCAGACGAAGGCGCCGCACCAGGCCCAGCCGGTGCCGGCCAGGTAGGTCGACGCCTGGTACTCGCCGACCTCCCGGCCGCGATTCGATCCGGGCGGGGCCTCGACGGTCCCGATCTCGGCCTCGGCGACGCGCAGGATGCGCTCGGCGAGCGTGCTCATCTCGGCCTCCCGTGATGTTTGGAAAACGTCATTGCGCCGCGGGCGGCGGCGGCGCGGTGGCCGCCTCGAGCGCGGCCACGCGGGCTTCCAGCGCGGCGATCCGGGCGCTGTCGCTAGCGGCCTGCGCCTCGAGGGCCGCCAGCCGCGCGTCCTGCGCGGCGTCGGCAGCTGCGCCGGCCGCCGCGAGCGCGTCGATCGCTCCCTGGAGCGGCGCCGGGTCGAAGGCCGGGCCGGCGGGCCCCTGCGGACCGGCGGGTCCGGTGACCGTCTGGCCGTCGGCGCCCGGCTCACCCTTCTCGCCAGGGTCGCCCTTGGCCCCAGGGTCGCCCTTGTCACCCTTGGGCCCCGGCGGCCCCTCGGGTCCCTCGCCGCCGGGAGGCCCGGCCGGCCCCACGCCGCCCACTTGGCCGGCCGGCCCGGTCGCCCCGCGAAGGCCCTGGATCGGCATCGGCGCCGAGAGGCCCGTGTTCACGAGCCGCGCGCAGCGCGTCCCCGACAGGCGCGGGCTCCCCCCGAGCGAGCGCACCACGAGCGCCAGCGTGCGGGCGTTGGCGTTCTGATTGGCGCAGAGCGCGCCGAGCGCCTTGGCCTGCACGCGGTCGGCGCGCTTACTCGCCGCATCGGCCTTCACCGCCGCCATCGCCGCCGTCTCTGCGGCGCCCTTTGCATTCACACCAGCGTCGCGGGCGAGCCAGAGCGAGAGCGAGAGGCCCCCGTAGGAACCCACGAGCAGGAGCACCACGAGCCAGAGCGGCACGGTGGAGCGTCGCTCGCGCCGGTCCTGTTGGGTCGGCGTCTCGCGTCGCTCGGGGCCGTGGTATGGCGGCCGGCTCATAGCCGCCCGGCCAGCACGACGAGCAGGAGCAGGCACAGCGCCACGGCCTCGGCCAGGCACACCCACAAGGCCAGGTCGCGGGCCCGCTTGGCCTGGGCCAGGGCAGCCAGAAGGCGGCGGTTCGGGCGGCTCACCTGCTCTCCCGCCGCGAGAGGCCGACCGTGGCGACGACCGTGAACATGCCCGAGAGGGCGGCGATAAGGCCGGGGTTTCGCAGCGACGGCACGATCGCGAAGGCCAGGAGCAGCGCCAGGCCGACCACGGCGAGGATCACCGGCCAGATCGTGTCGAAGGCCTCCCGTAGCGCACGGGCGCGCTCGGCCAGCGAGGGCCGGTGCGGCGAGGGCCCCGGATACGGGCTGGGGTGACGGGGGCACAGGGTGATCTACCCCGCTGCCGGCGGTGTGACGGAGGGCACGATCGTCGAACTCAGGGCGAGCGACGCCTGGGCGTGCGCCTCGGCCAGCGCGATCCGCTGCTGGTCCAGGGCCACGAGCGCGTCCAGCTTCTTGGCCGGCAGTGCGGCGAGCGCCACGTCGACGGCGCTCAGCAGCTCGTGCGCGCGCGCAGCGTGCGACGCCGCCCACTCCTGAAGAGTGGCGGGAGGGACCAGGGCCATGCGACCTCCTAGGTGAGGGTCCGGGGCCTGACGCGGATCTGGCGCCAGGCGTAGAACGTGGCGATGGAGCTTCCGTTTGGCGCCCGGAACCCGACGCCGATCACGGCGCCGGCCGCCAGGGCGATGCCGGCTTGCGCCGAGGACCAGCTGCCGACCACCGACTGGGCGCCGACGGCCAGGACGGGCTCGCGGGCCTGGCCCACCGCCACGGCGCCGACCATCGCGCACATCCCCGTGAACAGGACGGCGGTGTGGGCGTGGCGGTGGCGCGCCTCGATCCAGACGTCGTAGGTGCCGGCGCGCGGCACGGTGACCGTCGGGCCCTGCGGGCTGGCCGGGTAGGTGTTCACGCTCGTGGTGATCTCGGCGTCGGTGTAGCCCGTCAGGTCCGAGCCGCCGACGAAGACCCAGGCGGAACCGCTCCACTGGACCTCCCAGACGCCCGTCGCGTGGGGCACCATGACGCGCGTGCCGACCGCCGGGTTGGTCGGGAGCGTCGTCGTCGGCGCCAGGCCGCGCCGGCGCTCCAGGGCCTCCAGCCGGCGGTCGTGGCCGCGCAGCGCGGCCGGCGCCGTGTCCTGCGGGCGGCGGACGAGGACCGGCATCAGGAGGTCGCCGGCAGGTCGAGCACCAGCGATGTCGTCCGCTCGGTGCCCTCGGCGTCGAGCCCCACCGTCACCTCGCGCACCATGCAGGTGCCGCTGATGGTCCGCCGGGCGCCGCGGATCAGGACCGGCACGCTGTCTCCCAGGTCGAAGTGATCGAACATGCGCGGCAGCGCGGCGCGCGCCTCGGGGTCCTGGGGCCAGGCCGGCGAGACGGTGATGGCGTCGACCGGGAACACGTGCCAGACGCCCCGGGCGAGCGCGTCCAGGCGCGCCGTGGTGTCCACGTCGGGGTAGCTGACCAGCGTGGGCCACAGGCCGTAGGTTGCGCCCGAGCTCTCGGAGTCGTTCTTCCAGCTGATCCCGCCGGCGCCGATCGCGATCACGGAGTTCACCGGGGGCACCCGGTCCACCGAGTAGCCCAGGACGTTGTTCACGGTGCCGGGCCCGTACTCGAGCGAGGGCCGCTGCGCGCCGGCCGCCAGCGGCGAGAGGTCCGAGGCGGCCACGGCGATCTTCATCGTCGCGAGGATGCCGCCCGTGACGAAGGCCTCGCCGCGGACCGTCCAGTAGAACCCCTGCGAGCCGACGTCGCCCTCCTGCAGCGAGCGGAAGGCCTCGGTCATGGGCTGGTTGCGCGTGAAGGCCCACGTGCTCGACGGCCAGCCGGCGCCGACGGCCAGGACGCCCATCCCGTGGCCGTAGGTGGCGTCCAGGCCTGCCGGGTCCTCGGCGCTGATGTTGGCGTCGCCCACCAGGCCGGCCACGGCCACCGCGAGCGTGTTCGGGCCCCAGCTGCTGTCCCACGGCTGATAGCGCGCCAGGAAGGCGGCCGAGGGGTCGCGCGCCGTGACCTCGACCGTCTCCAGCCCGTCGGGGTCGCCGTCCTCTCGCAGCGCGTGAACGTGGCCGACGAACCGCACCGCCCGTACGCCGGTGAGGCTGTCGCCGCTGCGCCGCCAGACCCGGATCACGCTGCTGTAGACCTCCAGCGCGCCGGCGCCGCCGTCCGAGGCGAGCAGGGTGAGCGTCGCCTCCGAGGTCCCGTTGAGCCGCAGGGTCAGGCGCGCCGACAGCGGCTGCAGGGTGGCGAGCGTGACGCCCGCGCGGTCGGTCACCTCGAAGGCGTACTGCTGGACGTCGACCAGGCCGACGGCCGGGATGGGCGGCGCGGCCTCGGTGGTGAAGGTCCAGACCGAGGGCGCCGCCAGGTGGTTCCCGGCCACGTCCGTCACGCCGGTCCCGAGCGTCGCGGTGTAGGTGGTCGAGTAGGCGAGCGAGCTCGTCGGGTTCAGCCGCACCAGCGTGTCGCCGGACTCCAGCGTCACGGCCCCGCCGGCAGCGGGCGAGAGGGACAGGCTGGAGCCGTCGACGCTGCCCGGGGCCAGCGCCTCGCTGAGGGTCGCCGTGACGTCGGCCGTGACCAGGACGCCGGTGGCGCCGGGGGCCGGCGTGCGGGCCGTGACGGTCGGCGGCGTGGTGTCGGCCGGGGGCGGCGGCTGGAGCGCCACGATCGCCTGCGCGTAGCTGGCCGAGACCGTGAACGTGGGCGCCGCCGTGACCGCGGCGGCGAGCGCCTGGGCGCCCCGCATCCCGTGCAGGAAGGACGTGGCCGAGACGGCCGTGTCGATCGACTCGGTGAAGGTGACGCCGGTGCCGCCGGGCGTGCCCGTGATGGTGCCCGAGGCCGGCTTGGCCCCCGCGAAGGACGCCACGTAGGACCCGTCGCGCGTCGGCGTGATCCCGATCGTGGGAGTGGCGCTCGTCTCGCGGTCGAAGGCCGAGAGCACCGCGGCCATGTCCACGGTGCCCTGCGCCACGAACCAGCCGAGCAGGCAGCCGCCCCGGGACGTGCTGATGGGGAAGGTGAAGTTGGCCGCCTCGAGGGACCAGTCGGCCGAGGTCCCGAGGTAGACGTGCAGCGAGCTCTCGGCGCTGGTCGGCGCGACGAGCTCGCCCAGCAGCGTAAACGGGGCGGTCGGCGCCGAGGCCGTGGCGATCCCGGTGTGGTTCAGCGCCACCAGGATGGTGTCGCCGGCCGCCAGCGCGCCGAAGGTCGTCTTGGCGAGGGCGGGTGCGGCGGTGCTGCCGTCGTTCTCCGAACCGGCGTTCTTGGGGGTGACCGCCACGATCTAGCTTCTAGATCCTCGCCGGCCGCCAGCGGGCGCGCACGACCGTGGAGGCCTGCAGCGCGGTCCCGGCGACCGTGATCGTGTTGGCCCCGAGCCCGAGCGCCCACCAGTTGGTCGAGGCCGGCACCACGTTCTCGGGGTGGTAGGCCAGGTGATGGAAGACCGTCCGGGCGTTCATGTCGACCGTCATCACGGCCGCCGCGGCCAGCGCCTGCACGTTGGTGAGGACCACGTCCTCGGCGGTCGTCGTGTTGGTGATCGTGAGCGTGCCCAGGTTGGTCGGCCCGACGACCTCGATGATCGGCGGCGTCTTGACCGTCCCGCCGGCCACGGTGGCCGTGAAGGCGCCGGCGCCGGTGCGCTGCGCCGAGACCTCGGGGTCCTCGTAGAGCCGCGGGTCGGGCGCGACGAACTCGACGCCCCAGCGGATCACGGTCCCGCCCGGGGAGACGTCCACGATGCCGACGTCCCCGGCCACCCGCACGGTCATGCGCTCGTCGGCCGAGCGGCCGTGGCGGCGGATCACGGCCACGTGCGAGCTCTCGGGCGTGAGCCGCGCCTTCAGGGCGTCGAAGGCGGCCACCGCGGCGGCGGCGTCGGTCGAGGCCCCCGGCACCTGGCCGCACCAGCCCCGCAGCGGCATCACGCGCGGGCCGTAGAGGCTGGTCGAGTCGACGGCGCCGTGCCGGCGCGGGAGCGGGCTGCGCACCTGGCGCACGTCCGGCGCCCCGAGCCCGCCCCAGTCCTCCAGGAAGGTGCTGTTGGCGCGGTGGATCGAGTAGCCGTCGATGGTGGCCGTGTCGACGCTCACTTGACCCCCTGGGTCGCGAGGTAGCGGGACAGCCGGGCCGCGACCAGCTGCGCGTCGTCCTGGTCGCGGACGACCAGGCGCTCGACGTTCACCAGCGGCCCGCTCGGGCCCGGCGCCGGCCCGGGCATGGCGGCGAGCGCCTGGCCGGCCAGCGCCCAAGAGCGCGGCGAGCCGTCGAGCGGGATCACGGCCTCGGGCACGCCGGCCTCGGCCAGCCAGCCCAGCGTGGGCGAGGTGAGGATGCCGCCCGAGGCGAGGGGCTTTCGCTGCATCCACGTCGCCAGCGCAGCTGCGGCCTTGTCGATGGCCTTCTGCTCGTCGGCCGTGACCTTCACGTCGCCCGGCGAGCCCTCGGTCTTGGCCGCGTTGCGCAGGCCGCCGAGCGTGTTCGCGAGCTCGCGCCGGTGCGCCTCCCACTCGCCCGCCTGGACCGCGCCCGGCGAGACCACCGTGGGCCGCAGCGGATCGGCCTTCGACTTGGGCCCGCCGGCGACCTCGTCCACCTGCTGGCGCAGCGCCACGAGCGTGTCGCCGTAGGCCTCGCTGAACGCCGTGCCGAGCTCCTTGCCGGCCGCGGCCATGTCGGGCTTGGCGGCGAGCAGGATCGCGTTCAGCCGGCGCAGGAAGGCCTTCTGCTTGATCTCCCCGCGGGCGAACTGGTCGGCCAGGTCGGTGAGCCCCTGCTCCATCGTCGCCTTGCGGTCGGCGGCCGCGGTCTCGACGCCCGTGCGCTCGGCCGTGACGCGGCGCTCCTCGGCGGCGATGGCCTGGTCGGCCTCCCAGTTGGCCAGCGCCACGTGCGCGTCGGTGAGCGCCTTCTGGCGGGTGACGCGGTCCTCGTCGCGCTTGGTCGCCGCGTCGGCGCGCTCCTGGGCCGTGGTGGCCTTGGCGAGCGCGGCCCGGTACTCGGCGTCGACGGCGTTCAGGCCGGTCGCCGCGTCGGTGATGGCGCCCGTGAGGCCCACCTGCTCCTGCGCGCGCTGGCCCTCTGTCCGGGCCGCCACCATCGCGCGCAGGTTGGCGGTGGCCGCGCCGGTGTCCGGGTCATAGGGCGCCAACGCCTTGGCGGTTGCCACGTCCATCGCCTGCCCGAGCGCGCCGGCCAGGCTGGCCGCGAGCGCGGGCACGTTGCGCCGGGCGTCGGCGACCGCGGCGCGCACCGCCTCGGTGATGGCGAGCGCCAGGTGGGGGGCGCGCTCGTTGACGCCGTAGACGACGCCGGCGACGTAGTCCTTGCCCAGGTCCTCGCCGTCCTTGCTCGGGCTCTTGGCCCTGACCGCCTTCTTCGCGGCCTGGTGGCCCGAGGCCACGACCCCGCCGAAGGCCGCGTCCACCGCGCCGCGGTTCGCGTTCACGCCCGAGACCACGCCGGTGATCCACGCGGCGCCGACCTGGCTGCCGGCCGCGGCGGCGCCCTCCTTCTTGTTGGCCATCGCCGTGACCAGGTGGTCGGCCTGGCTCCCCCAGCGACGCACCACCTGGTCCCCGATGGTGTCGGCCTTCTTGCCGAAGGCGTCCACGACCGCCGATGTGCCGGCGACCGCCTCCTGCTGGACCTTGGCCGCCCTCACGTAGTCGGCGGCGGCGCCCTTAGCCGTGCCGGCCGTGCGGCGCGCCGAGGCCTGGATCTTCTGGTTCGCGGTCGCCACGTCCTTCGCGGTGGTGTCCGAGCCGCCGGCCAGGTCCTCGAAGAACTTCTTGATGTCGCGGCCGACGCCGAGCACATTGCCGAGCGCGGTCGCGATCCCGCCGATGGTCTGGCTCAGGACCTCGAAGGCGGCGTTCACCGGCTTCACCGCGCTGGTCACCACGTTCCGGAAGGTCTCCGACTTCTTGTAGGCCAGGACCAGTCCGGTCGCCACGAGCGCGAGCGCCGTGATCACGATCCCGATGGTGTTCGCCTTCATGGCGGTGTTGAGCCCGGTCTGGGCCACCGCGGCGCCCTCGGTCGCGGCGGCCTGCGCGACGGTGCGGGTCACGAAGATCGAGCTCAGAGCGGCCGAGGCGGTCTGGTAGGCGGCGTACGCGCGCAGCGCCCCGTTGACGGCGATCACCGCCACCGCGAGGCCGCCGACCACGCCCACCAGGACCAACGTGGTCGTGCGGTTGCGGTCGACCACGCCGGCCACGTCGCGCAGCACCCCGACGACCGCCATGCCGGCCGGGAGCAGCACCCCGCCGAGCGAGGCGGCCAGGTCGGCGACCTCGGCCCGGAGGATGCGCTGCTGGTTCGCCAGGCCCCCCGAGGTTCGGGCGAAGTCGCCGTTGGCCGCGCCGGCGTCGCGGATGGCCAGGCTGTAGCGCGCCTGGATCTTCTGCGACTCGGTCAGCGTGGCGCCGGTCTCGGCGATGCCGGTGCGGTAGGCCTCCTGCTGGACCCGCACCTCCGAGAGGACGATGCCGAACCGCTTCAGCGGCTCGGACTCGCCCGAGAGGCCGGCGCGCAGCCGGTCGAGCATCTCGGTGGGGTCCTCGTTGTGCAGGCTCGCCAGGTCGGCCGCCAGCGTGGTCATGCGGCTGCTCATCTTGGCCGCCGCGTCCTGGCTGAGACCCATCGGAACGAGCATCGCCCCGATGCCCGCGGCCGCGTCGAGCGCCGCCGCGCGGCTCAGACCGAGGGAGTCGGCCACCGAGCTCGCGTAGCCGGGCATCGTCCGGGCGGCCTTGCCGAACACCTGCTGGCTCTTGTTGATCGACTCGCCGAGGTCCGACGCCGACTGGGTGGCCTTGTAGGCCGCCGCGCCGATCGCCAGGAGGGCGACGCCGGCGAACTTGGCGGCCTTGTCGGAGCCCTTGCGGATGTCCTTCCACGCCTGGTCGGTGTCGCGCTTGGCGCCGGCCAGGTCGCTGCGCAGATGCTTGCGGTCGGCTCGGAGATCGAGGACCGCCTCGCCCAGGCGCTCGGCCATCGGGCTAGCTCCTCACCAGGCCGACGCCGATGGCCGCCAGCTCGTCGGGCGTGCGCAGCCGGCGGGCGCGAGCCGCCCGCGCCGCGCCCGCCGCGCGGCGAAGGGCACCGATGATCTCGCGGTGGGCCTCAGGCTTCAGCCGGCCCGTGCCGGCGGCCGTCGTGGCGATGGCGGCCAGCTGCTCGGCCGCCTCGAGCCGGGGGAGCTCGAGCGCGTAGGCCTCGAACAGGGCCGGGTGCATGGTCAGCCAGCCCGCCGGGTCGCCGCCGTAGAACCGCTGGAGGCGCGGGACCGTCTCGCCCCACGTGGCTCGCGCCCGTCCAGCATCTCCCTCACCCCGGCCACCGCCTGCAGGGCCCCTGCCGGGGTCGCTCCGAAAAACAGCGCGAGCACGCCGGCGCGCTCGGGGGCTGAGAGTTCGGCCAGCTGCTCCTCGGTGATCCCGGGCACGACCAGGCGCAGGAGCTCGGCCTCGGCCTCGACGACCGTCTCGGCCAGCTCCTCGAGGGTCCCTGGCCCGGAATCGTCGGGCATGAGGTCGAGCGCCGCGGCCTTCTGCTCGGCCTCGGCGCGCAGGCGCGCCACGCGCACCCGGTCGAGCGGGCCGAGCGCGGACTGGCGGCGCATGACCAGCCTGCCGACGCTGGTCAGCACCGGGCGGGTCGGACGGGCGAGCTCGCGCAGGTCGAGCGTCTCGCCGTCGTCAGGTGGTGTCAGGTCCCTCGTGTCCTCGGCCATGCCGCTCCTCTCGGGCTTCGCCGGTGGTCATCAGCCGTACGCCCCGCTCCGCGAGCTCGCGCCGGTACTCGGCAGCCCTCGCGGCCTGCGCCCGCGCCTGCCGGCGGTGATGGGCGGCGAGGCGGTGGTGGCGCCGTGACGCCTCCTGTGCCTCGTTGGCCAGCGCCAGCAGGCGGGGCTCGCCCACTACGGGCCCGTCGCGGCCAGGTGCTGGGCGATCAGCCTGCCGAACCGCTCCTGCTCGGTGGCGGCGGCCAGGTCCTCGAGCGCCCGGAACTCACAGGCCAGGACAGCGGGCTGCCCCTTCGTGAACTGCGGCGCCGCGCTCGCGCTCTCGTAGACACGCGGGACCTCGAACTGGGCGGGGAAGGCCTCGTTGTACGGGGACGGTCCGCGCACGAGCATCGCGAACTCCTTGACCGTGAAGCCGCGGCTGAGGCCGATCTTCTTGGTGCCGATGGTGCTGACGCCGGGGGCGACCGTCGTAACCGTGGCCCCGTTGAGGACCATCGCGTAGGTCTCCAGGGTCAGGTCCATCAGGCTGAAGGCGATGGTCAGCTCCTCCTCGGAGCGGAGCGCCTTGATCGGCCCGGTCGAGCCCGCGGCCCGGACGTCGTTCACGGTCTGGCCGTGGGTGATCGTCACCCCGTCCTCGTCCTGAGAGCGGGTGCCATTGATTCCGAGCAGCGTCCAGGCGACGCCCGGCGCGACCCCGAGCACGGGGAAGGCCGTGCCGCTCGGGGCCACGTAGACGCTGAAGGGGGATCCGATGATCTCGTAGGGCTGCATGAGCTAGGCCTCCTCGGGCGCGGTGGGGTCCGGCGCGTTGGGATCCGGAGCGGGCTCGGGCGGCTCCGGGTCATCCCCGACGAACACGTCCGGGTTGGAGCGCAGGGCGGTCACCTTGCCCTGGGGCACCTCGATCGGCACGCCCCGGGTCATGGGGACGCCCTCGATCTCGACGTAGATGCCGGGGCCGGTGTAGGTCGCGTACCTGGTCATGCCAAGGCCTCCTCTGCTGATGGGAGCGATCGAGCGCGCCGGCGTCTGGTCCGCTCGGTGTGGTGGGTCATGCGGCCGGCACCTCGGCGGCGAGCACCTGGTAGCTGGCCAGGCAGACGGGCCAGTCGGTGACGGGGTCGCGAGCGAGCACACCCTTGGAAGAGGGCTGCGCCCAGTGCAGCAGCACGCCGGCCGAGACCACGCGGCTCAGGTGCTTGAGGGCCTGGTAGACGGCCAGGTTGACCTCCCACGCCTGGCGCGCCACCGCGCCGTAGCACTCGACGTCGACGCGCACGTCGCCGACGTCCTGATAGGCGCGCCCGAGAAGGCCGCCGCCGGCCGGGCGCAGCACGACGGCGGCGCGCGGCATGGCCGCCACCTGCTCGCGCGGCAGCTCCCCCCCGTAGGTCCGGCCGTCGACGAGCGCGACGAGCGTGCCGTCGAGGTTCAGCCAGGCGACCAGAGCGGCGATCGGGTCGACCATCAGAGCCTCGCCCGGATCCTGGCCGCCAGCCTCGGGAAGTTCCGGTCGGCGGCCGGGCGCAGGAAGGGCGTGCGGTGCTCGAGGATGAGCCCGTAGAAGCCCGGCCCCCTGGTGGAGCCGAAGCGTCCGACGACCACGTCGCCGTGGTGCTCGGCCGGCTCGCTGATGATCTCGTCCTCGAGCTGGCCGCTGCGGGAGCGCCACCAGTGACTCGCCGCGGCGTCGCGGGCGGCCTCCTCGGTGATCTCGTCGATCGCCTCGGCGCTCGCCCGGGTCACGCGGGCGAGGATCTGCTCGCCGCGCCAGTTGGTGACGCCGGAGGCCATCAGCGCACCCGCTCCACGACGAGCTCGAGGTGGTCGCGCCGGCGCAGGACGGCCTCGATACCCATCGGGCCGTCGAGGACCACGTCGCCGCGCTCGGTGACCTGCGCGACGCGGTCCCGCTCGGTGACGTCGGTATCGACCGGGACCATGATGCGCCGGTCGATGAGCGTCGCGGTTCGCTCGCGATCGACCGGCTCGCGGCCAGCCTCGACCCAGGCGCGGCACGGTACGTCTTCCACGTGAGGTTGCCAGTCGGGCGGGCCTGGCTGGCCCCAGCCGTCGTCGACCGCCGCCTGATCGCGCTCGATCGTGCACCGCTGTGTGAGGCCGACCCTGGAGGAGACGACGCTCATCAGTGCAGCACCACGGTCCCGACCTGACGCCCGAAGGCGGTGCGCAGCTGCGCGCTCTCGCCCTCGGTGAGAAGCATCCCGCCCCGCGTGCGGTAGCCGCCGTAGCTGACCTGCCCGTTGCCGTACTGCTCCGACTCCACCGAGGCCGGATTCACCCAGGCACGGATGGCCGCCTCGAGGCAGATCGCCTTGGCGATCGCCGGCGGATCGGCGAAGCCGTGGGTGTAGACGACGCCGACCTCGAGGCCGCCCCAGCCATCGACGCGGACGAGCTCGTCGCCGACCAGCTCGTAGGCCGGCGCGCTGATCGGGCTGCCGCCGAGCGTCACCGAGGCGACCGAGACGACAGGGCGTTGTGGAAGGCGGATCCGATCCCCCCAGGAGCCCGGGAGCGTCACCGCGTCGTCGCGCACCAGGGCGAGCGCCTGGCCGGCGGCGTCCTGGATCAGCCCGGAGGCCAGGCGCAGCAGCACGTTGGCGCGCGTCACCTCCTCGGGCTTCAGCGTGATGTTCAGCCGAGCGGCCAGCTCGTCGGGCGTCGCGAACTGCGCTGGCGTGCGCACGGCGCCGTCGTCGAAGATCGGCGCCGTTGGCGGCGACTCACCGGCGGTCCCGTCGATCCAGGTCAGGCGGTAGAAGCCCGCGGCGAGCGTCGCGCTGAAGGTGAGGTCACGGGTCTGCGGGATCCGCGGGTCAGCGTCGAGAGCGAGCGCCGCCGTCTCGACCTCGGTCCAGGGGCCGTCGGTCGCGGGGGCCTCCTCGACGCGGACGCTCGCCCAGGGCACGCCATCGAAGCGTGCGGGCGGCACCGCGCCGGTCAGGGTGTGGATGAAAGGCACTGGGGCTCCGGGGGATCGGGTGCGGCACGAGAAGGGCGCCGCCCTCCGAGGAGGACGGCGCCCTCGTGGCGCCGCGGCATCGTTCGGTCCGGTCGGACCTAGGCGGTGTCGACGCCGCCCTTCTGACCGGCCGCGTCACCGCGCTCCTCGGCGCGGCCGCGCTGAGCGACCAGGCGCGCGGTCGGCCCGCCGGGCTCCGGGTTGTCGATCGGCACTGACTGGTGGGGCTGGTAGTCCGAGGGCCCCACGCGGCCGGTGTAGTCGCCGCGCTTGGGGCCGGCGCCGAGGGCGTCCTCGGGGCCGACCGGCTCGTCGGGCGATCCCGGCAGCATCGGCACGCCGGCGTCGAGCAGATCGTCGCGGGTGGTGCTCCCGCCATCGCTGTGCTCGAGCTTGGCGTTCTCCTTCTCGGTGGCGACCGTGTCGGCCGCCTGCTTGCTGGTGCTCATCGGCTGGTTGGCCTCCTGCCCTTGGCGGGCTTCGATGTGGCCGGCTCGTCGTGCGGCTTGCGGCACTGCGCGCAGATGAGCCGGTAGCGGATCTCGCGAGGCGTGGTCATCAGGCGGGAGTCCTCGGCCGCGCGCGCCGCGGGCCGGATGAGGCGCTCCTCGCACCACCACTCCGACCCGCAGGCGTCACATTCCATGGCTCCGACTCCCCGCTCGCTGGACCTAGGCGGCCAGGACGCCGCGCAGGCGGGCCGCGGCGCGGCCACCGAAGACGGCCAGGCCGCAGAAGAACTCGATGCGGGTCCGCCAGACCGGCTTCGCGTCGATCTCGCCGAGGTCCTTGACCTGGACCCCGCCGTTGGTGAGGCCGGAGACCGCCTGGTCGCTCTCGTCGCGGCCGAAACGCACCGCGTAGATCGAGGAGGCGGCGCTCGAGGTGCCCTGGGTCTCCGTCTGCGGGATGATCGCCGACCCGTCGGCCTTGCTGCCGATGTCGAGCAGCGGGATCCCGTTGTAGGTCGCCACGGTGCGGCCGAAGGCGTCGACCGTGGTGGTCGCCATGGTCAGCCGGCGCGCGGACGAGCGGATCCTCGCGAGGATCCCCGCGTTCATGTAGAGCGCGTCCGGGCCGCCGGCGACAGCCGCGATCAGCGCGTCCATCTGGTCGAAGAACGACTGACGCGCGGCGTCGTCGGCGCCGAGCACCGGCAGGCCGTTGGTGGCCGCGTCGATGACCTGGGCGCCGGTGAGGCGCTTCTTCAGGCCGTCGAAGCTGTTCGCGTCGACGGCGGTGTCCCCGTTGATGAAGGCGTCCTGGTACTTGTAGGAGGCCGCCTTCACCTTGCCCCGGGTCTGCAGGGCGCGCTGGTCGTTGAGGTTGCCTCGGGTCTGGACGATGAAGGTGTCCACATCGGCGTCGCCACCGAGGATGACCAGGGTCTCGCTCTTCTGGTTGACCGTACCGGTCGACTCGGCGTAGGCGGAGTTGACGGCCCGGAACTCCACGCCCGGAAGCGTCGCCTCCTCGTTGTAGGCGTAGGCGTTGCCCTCGATGGGCAGCAGCGGCAGCCGGTCGAGGACCGGCGACTCCTGCACGAACGTCTCGATGACGCCCCGCTGCAGGTCGTTCTGGGAGAGCTTGGCGCTCTCGGCGAGAGTCAGGGCCATCTAGGCCTCCTCCTCGTGTCGGCGATCCCGACGCAACGTCAGGACCTCGAGCCCTTGGAGTACGCGTGGGCCAGGCGGCCGAGGCCCGGGGTGGGCTCCGGCTCGGCACCGCCGTTGCGTGCTCCCTGATCCGCCCCACCGGGGCGTGGCTTGCCGACGTACTCCGGGTTCGCCGCGAGGAACGCCTTCACGGCGTCTTCGGCCCCGGTGACCTGGCCGTCGTCACCCACGGTCACCTTGCTCGTGTCGATCAGCTTCGGCATGTGCTCCGGCTTGATGGCCTTCGCGCCGGTCGCGGCGGCGATGATGGCCGCCTCGATGAGCTGGCGGTGCGCCGACTCTCGGAGGGCCTTGCCCTCCTGCTCGGCCTTCTCCGCGCGCGCGATCGCCCGCTCCAGCTCGGTCTTGTTGGCGGCCTCGAGGTCATCGAGCTTGGCCGCCTTGGCCTTCAGGTCGTCGTAGTCGGCGTACTTCTGGCGATCGCGCGCCAGCCGGTCGCCGACGATCCGGTCGACCTCCTCCTGGCTGAAACTCCGTTGCTGGCCGTTCGACCCGTCGCCGGCCCCGCCCTTGCCGTCGCCGCCGGCGCCCGCGGGGGGCGCGGGGGCACCTGCGCCGCCGGCGCCCGGCCCGCCATCGCCACCAGGCCCGTTGTCGGCGCCGGCGAATACCGGCAGCAGCCGGCTGCCGATGCGCCACCACGGTCGGCCGGCGATGGTCACGCGGTACGGGTTCGGGTTGGAGGTGTTCTCCGTCATGCGGTCAGGTCTCCTCGTGGTCGAGTAGCCGGCGCCGGACTGGCGCCGTCGGCGCTACGCCGCCCAGCTCTCCTCGAGCAGGCGTGGCCCGAGCTCCGGGTCCTTGGCGACGCGCACGCCGCCGTCGGCAGGGCTCGTGGGGTTGGCGCGCGGGTCAAAGACCGGCGACACCGTGCAGGAGCAGCGCTCGTGGATCGGCGCCAAGTCCTCGCGCTTGTAGGTCCGCGTCGACGCGGCGGTGCAGAGCGCGCAGCTGTGACCCGACCCGAGCACCCGCCGATAGCCGACGATGCGCTGGTCGTCGGCCATCCAGTCACGCGCCGCGTGGGTCTGTGCCAGCTGCAGGTCGGTCAGCGCCAGCCGGCGCACCGAGGCGTCGGCCGAGGCGATCGCGACCGAGACGTCGGCGCCGGCCTCGAGCTGGCCGCCGAGCGCGCCGAACGGCCGCTCGTAGACCTCGACCGCAGGTCGGCGGCGCAGCGTCGAGACGGTGTAGCGGGCGAGGTCCAGGCCCTTCGGCTGGCCGTCGCCGCGGCGCGCCTGGGCGAGCTTGGCCGCCATGTAGCCGTCGACGAGCGCCACGACCTGGGCCTGGCCCGCCTCGACGACGCGCACGGTCGCCTCGATCGCCTGCTCGCGCTCGTGGCGCAGCTGCAGCAGGGCGCCGGCGGCGGTGGCCGCCACCAGGCTCGCCAGCCGCAGGCGCTGGGAGACGTAGACCCCGTCGAGCTGATCCGCCATCAGCTCTTGCCCTTCGCCCAGGCGCGGTCGGGGAGCGGCAGGAACGTCGAGTCCTCCCCGGCGACCAGCGTTGTCAGGCCGTCCACCATGTGCTCGACGGCGAGCCGGAACCCGCTCACCCAGGTCTCGTGCGCCTGGTCGCCCAGATTCGTCCGCAGCGATTCTCCGAGGTGCTGGACGTCGGCCGCGTAGCAGTGCAGGAGCTCGTGAGCGAGGGTGCGCCGCTGCCTCCACGGCGGCATGTCGAGGAAGTCGTGGCAGACCCGCAGGTTCGCCTGCTTCTGGCCGAATGTCGGCTCGATCGTCGCGAAGTCCTCGGGGCGGATGTCGTCATCGTGGATGACGTCGATACGCCAGGAGGCCAGCCACATCTCGCGCTTCAGGACCTCGATGTAGGAGGCGAGCGCCTTGCGCTGCTTCTTGGTCACGCCGGCGCCCCCTCGGGCTGCTCGGCGACGGCCGGCGCGAGAAGCGCCTGCAGCAGGCCGTCGCGCGCCCGCATGCCGGTGAAGCGCCGGATCTGGGTCTGGCTGTAGCCGAGCTTCTCGAGCGCCGCCTCCCAGGGGATCAGGCCGGCCTGGAACTGCTTCACGACCGCGTCGGTGATCTCGCCCTCGGTGCGCGTCTGTGGATCCGCCCAGACGATCTCCGAGTCGACCGGGGTATCCGCCTCGCCCTTGAAGCGCCGGGCCAGGCGGATGGCCTCCTCGAGGCCCTCGCCGAACGGGCGCTGCTTGCGCTCGACCTTCTTCACCAGGCCGGACTCGGCCGAGCGAATGGCGTCGCCCGAGGGGCTCTGGCCCTGCTCGATCAAGTAGTGACGCGGCGTGCGGGTCGTGATCGCGATGTGCAGCACGTCTTGTTCGATCGCCGAGATGTAGCCACCGAGGTCCGTCTGGCTGAACTCGCCGAACTTCACCTCCTTGTCCTCGGTGTGCCACAGCCGGTCGATCGCCACGTCGAAGGGCTCGACCGGGTTGCCGGCGTCGTCCTCGTGGATCTTCAGGCCGACCGCCCAGCGCTGGCGGTGGGCGCCGAAGTAGCCGGCCAGGGCCCGAAGGAAGATCTGCCCGTTGATCCGGTCCTGGGTGTCGGTGACGTCGACGAGTTCCGACTCACCCTCGACCAGCAACCGCGGCCGGTTGCGCAGGGGGATGATCGGCACGACTCCGAGGGGGTTCGCCTCGTACTGCTCCTCGAGCTCGCGCCAGGCCCCGCCGGCGCCGAGGCCCGCGGCGAGCATCGATCCCTCGCCGGCGGCCAGCAGCGAGGACCCGTTCGCCACGTATTTGTGGATCCCGTCCGGCAGGTAGACGTTGGCCCGTCGCACCCCGTTGACGTCGTCGTCCCACACCTTCAGCGCGGCCGCGCGCTGGCGGAAGTTGGAGCCCGGCACGTAGCCGACGATCGTCTGGAGCGAGTCCTCGACGGCGATGGCCGGGTGCTTCTCGCCCGCCCACACCGAGAGGTAGGAGACGCCCTTCACCAGCGCTTCGACGAAGGCTGTCGGCGTCTCGGCGTCCAGGTTGTTGGCCTGCCAGATCTCCCACGACTCCTGGTCGGCGACCGGATCGGTCTTGGCCGACAGGCGAAAGCCCTCGACGCGCAGACGCTCCTCGGAGGCGTCGATGACCAGGCGCATGAAGTTGGAGCGCGCGTCCTCGAGCAGGTTGCGGAACTCGTCGACCATCTTGGCGCCGTGCGACTTGGTGAGGAACGGCAGGGGGTGCCGGCCCGAGTAGTAGTCGTCGAGCTGGCGCATCGGGCCCTGGCGCTTGAGCAACTGGCGATGCAGACGCTCCAGCCACCAGGCGGGCGATCCGACGGCCAGCGGCGCCATCAGCGCCACCCGATCGCGCGCATCGCCTTGCGCGGCTTGGCGCCGGCGGCGATCGCGTCGCCGCGCGCCTCCCAGCTGAGCACAGCGGCCATCGCGGCGTCGATCTTGCGCGGGGAGTCCGGCCGGTCCTTGGAGATCGTGTGCATCTGGCGGTGCTCGTCGTCGTAGACCTTCTGCTTGCGTCGGCGGGCGTTGGTCAGGTGGGCGACGAAGTCCGGGTCACCGTCGTGCGACCAGTCGCCGCCGGCCATCGCGTCGGTGAAGTTGCGCACCGCCCAGCAGGCCTGGCGCGGGCGGTTGGTCCACCAGGGCAAGACGCGGCGCTCGCCGTAGCGCCCCTGCCAGGTCTCCATCAGGTGGTCGATCCACTGCGGGTCGACGTAGACCCGCCAGACGTCCAGCCGCTCGAGGGCGTCCGAGAGCGCGCCGTCGATCTCCTCGAAGGGGTGCTCGTAGTCGTCGCCGGCGTTCTCGGGCCGCTCCCAGATCCCGAGCGGCCACTGGTAGCCGGTGCCCACCTCGGTGGCCACGATCGCCAGCGCGTCGACGAAGCGCGCGCCGTCCACACCGATCACGACGAGCCCGCCGGCGTCCGGCACGTGCTCCGGGTCCGCGGCGGCCGCGATCCGCTTCGCCTCGAAGGCCGCGTCCTCGCCGGCGCGCTTGCGGTTGAGGAAGTACTGCTCGGCCTGGGCCGCCTCGCCGCGGGCCAGCAGCGCAACGATCTCCTCGTCGATCCGCTCGAGGTCGACCCACCAGGAGTCGCCGTAGACCCGACGCAGCATCCGCCGGCGCTCGGCCTTGTTGCGGATCGACCCGCTGCCCGGATCCACGTCGTCGAGCAGCACGCCGGGCTCGCCGGATTCGGCCGTGCGCTGGGCGACCGAATCGTCGCGCGGGTCCCAGGCGTTGCCGGTCGCCAGCCACCGGCCGCCCATACCGGCCAGGTTGCGCCGCTGCGTGTCGGCCAGCTTGTGCCCACCGTTGGCCGCGACCCAGGACTGCGGCTCGTCCTCGCAGGCGAACGTGATCCGCTGGCCGAGGCGTGAGACCGCCGAGGCCGTCGTCGGCTCGATCAGCCCGCCGCCGGGCAGGTTGATCCGGGTGAGGCCGGTGTCCCAGATCGCCGCGCTCAGCGAGCCGCGCTGGATCATCGCCAGGAGCGCCCGCCAGACGTTGTCGGTCTGGTCCTCGGAGACCGCCGTCACCTGGATGTGCGGGGTTGCCCAGGGCCGGCCGACCGGCTCGCCGGCGGCGTCCCAGCCTGCGAAGAGCACGGGGCCGTCGGGGTGGGCCTCGACGCAGATGATCGCCGCGGCGAACGGGCCCTTGCCCCACTTCTGCGGGCGGACGAGCTGCCCGCCGCGGCCGTAGTGGAACCGGCCTGTCGCGGGGTCGATCCGGTAGAAGCGCAGGAGGAAGCGGAGCATCTCGTCGGTGAGCTCGAACGGCTCGCCCGCCAGGTCGCCGTCGGGGATCACGCACACCTGCTGGATCAGCTCGGCCACCGCGTAGCCGAGGGTCGGGAACTCCCCGGGGAAGCGAGGGCCGCGCCAGGGCATCAGCCGGCCGCGTCGACCGCATGGAGCCGGCGAACGTCGGCGAGCCTGGGCCGCTCCGGGGCCACCGGCGGCGAGCCATCGGACTCCGGCTCCGGAGCGCCAGCGCCGGCCTGGGCGACCTCCCACTGCAGGCGCCGGCGCGCCATCGGCGACAGGCCGAAGCGGTCCTCGAGCTGGCGCGCCTCGGCCAGGAGCGACGCGGTCGCCTGGCCGCGGCCGTCCGCCTCGACGATCCGGGCCAGCCGGACCAGCACCGGGACGTCGGAGGGAAGCCAGGCCGCCGCCATCGGCGAGGACCAGATCGCGGTCCACCACTCGCGTGTCGCCTTCAGCCACGCGGGCCTCTTGAGCGGCAGCGCCGGCGCCCGGCGGGGGCCGCCGTCGGCAGGTAGATGACGCCACTTCGGCTGGTCGGTGTTGCGTCGCCGGCGCTGGCCGGGAGGCTTCGGTGTGGGGGCCACGGGCTCCTCCTCGCGGAGTGGTCCGCCCCGTCGGGGCGTGGGTGAAGCGTCGTCGTCATCGCAGGCCCGCCGATCCGTACGCACCGCGAGCGCCTGACCCCAGCGGTCTTGGCGGCGTGGGGCTAGTGGTCCCCCCCCACCCCTCGGCGTCGCGATCGCGGGGCGCGCGCGCCGTCTCGCGGTTGTGGTCGCGCTCGCACAGCGGCCGCAGGTAGACGTCGGCGTCGGGGTCGACCACACCGGCCGCGACCAGCTCGCGCCGGGTGCGCGGCCAGTGGTCCGGCACGGTCGCGGGGCCGCCGCACAGGCAGCAGATCGGGTTGGCGGCGAGGAACTCGGCGCGGCGACGGCGCCACGCGGCGCCGTAGCCACGCTCGGCCGCGGATGGGCGTCGGGCGTCGGCTGCGGCGCGGCCATCGGCGGCGTGCGCCGGGCAGCGGGAGCCGTCGACCACGAGCTCGGGACAGCCGGGAGTCGAGCAGGGGCGAGGCCCCGATCGGTGGCTTCGGATGCGGGATCGAGACCTGGTGACGGGCATGAAAAAGCCGCCTCGTGGGCGGCTGAGAGTGCACGGACCCCTACCCAGTAGCAGCGCGTCACCCTATGCCGGGTGGGATGCCCGACCGCTCCCCTGACGGGGGTCCCGGGCTGCTCGGAGTCCGGAGCGATCGGCGCGACGCGGGCTGAGCCGTGCTGAGCGGAGTGGTACACGACCGCCCGGACGGAGCGCAAGCCCACCCTCAGCCGACGGCGCGGTCGGGGCGGGTGCCCGGCACCTCGCCGGCGACGCCCTTGGCGATCGCCGGGATCGCTCGCAGGCGCTCCTCGTCGCCCTCGGCCGAGCGCGTCCCGCCGCCGGCGACAGGGCTGGCGCTCGCGACCTCGACCGCCGTCCGCAGCTGCTCGGCGATCTGCTGACGTCGGCGCACGAGGTTGAACGGGTGGGTCATGAGCGCCCCCTGGTGGTGGTCCGACCGATCTTCTCCGCGGCGCTGATGAGCAGGTCGCGCGCGGTGCTGCGGCCGACGCCGAGGGCGGCCGCGACCGAGCGGTGCCCGTCCGGCTTCCCCTCGGCGGTGAGCTCGGCCCGGGCGCGCAGCGCCGCCAGCTCGGCCTGGGTGCAGACGCGCTCGGCGATCCGCATCAGCTCGGGGATCGTCAGCTCGCTCACGCCGCGGCCTCCTGCGCCTGGCCGCGCCGGGGCGGCGCGTGAGCGACACGCTGCTCGTCGTCCTGCTCGACGCGCCAGCGCTCGAGGTGGCGCCGGCAGAGGACGACGGTCAGCTCGGCCGTGCTGGAGGCGAAGACGGCCCGCTGGCCGCAGCCCGAGACGCCGCAGGTCGCCGGCTCGCTCCGGCTCACGCCGCGGGCTCCTCGCCCCGCGCCGGCCGGTAGGTCTCGTAGATCGGCTCCCAGGTGTTCTTCGACGGGTTGACCGGCCGCCAGCTGACGATTCGCCGGCGCTCCTCGGCAGGTTCAACCACCTCGGGGAGCGGCAGCAGCCGGCGCACCCGGGCCAGCAGGTGCCCAGGGTAGGGCGGCCAGGACTCGGACCACTCGGCGATGAGGTCGCTCACCGCCAGGTCCAGCACCTCGGGGGCGATGTCGTCGAAGGCCCGCGCCCACTCCTCGAGCAGCTGCCTGGGCCAGTCGCGCCCGCCGACCTGGGGGAAGACGGTGCGAAGGCGGCCGATCGCCCGCCGGCGGGCAGCGTCCTGCTCGGTCATCGCCGCCACCCGATCGAGCAGGAGCCTGTCCCAACCCTCTTGCGGAGCGCGCGCGCGCCCTGGGTAGACGTTCCGTGAGTGGGGTTGGGGTAAAGCTTTGTCCTACCTCTCCCTCTACCTCTCGCGAGCGCGCGCGAGGTCCCCGTTTTGTCCCGGGGACATTCGACGGGACGACTTCGGGACTGGAGCGGGACCTCGGCCCGGGACGTCACGCCTGCGTCCTCTCTCGGTAGGCGCGCTTGCGCTCCCGTTCGTAGGCACGCTTGCGCTCCCGTTCGGCGCGCAGTTCGACCGCCGCCTCCTGGTGATCCGACCAGTCGTGGATCTCCGAGCCGTCGCCGTTCGGGTGCCAGAGCCCGGCCGTCTCGAGCTCGCGCACGACCTTCTGGGTCGCCCCGAGCACGCGGTAAGCGGTGGCCGGGATGTGGCCGCCCGTCTCGTGGCGCGCCGCGTAGCCCCAGGACGACGTCACCACGCGGTAGGCCTGGTGGCTGAGACCCTGGAGCTTGGGGTGCGTCCAGAAGTCAGCCGAGAGCTTCAGCCAATCCATCTGCCTCGCGTCCCCCCTCGTGGTTTCTCGTTATGGGCCTGGCTCACCCAGGCCCCTCGGTGATCGGTCCGCCGCACGCTCCGCACAGCGGCCGGGTGTTGGCCTCCTCGAGCAGCTCGGCCAGGCGCTCGGCGTCGCCCACCAGCTCGGTGACCGCTCCGCGCGCCGCCTCGACGAGCGCCGGCCCCTCGCCGGCCAGCAGCCCGAGCTCGGCGAGCAACTGCTCGAGGCCGTCGAGGCAGACGGCCGCGACCTGCTCGGCCGAGGCGCCGGCGGGCAGCTGCGAGAGCACGCTCACGCGGCACGCGTCCCGCCGGGGCGCGGATGGCGTTGGCGCGCAATCGCGTGGGCCAGCCCGAGGTGCTCCTTGACGAGCGCCGCGGTACGCTGGCCCCGAGTCTCGGTCGCGTGGCGACGGCCCCTCGGTCCGCCGGAGGGCCGTCTGCATGTCGGGCGCCGGTTCACGAGGCGTCCGCCTCGCGCGCCGCTTGGACCGCGGCGAAGTCGCCGGCGTCGCCACCGTGGTCGGGGTGCGTCGCCATGATGGCTTGGCGCACGCCACCGTGCTGGCGGATGAGCTCGCGGCCGCGCTCGGCCGGGGCACTCCCGTTGCCCGCCTCGAGGGCGAGAAAACCTCTGTACTGCTCGCCGGTGCGCGTCAGCCCGTAGCGGTCGATCCGCCGCAGGTCACCGAGCCCGAGCGCGATCGCGCGCAGATTCGAGTGCCAGTGCTCGAAGCGGTCGACGGCCAGGCGCACCGGGCCCCAGCGGCAGGTGAACGACACCGCGACGCCGGGGGAGCCCGGACGGGCGTGGGTCCGCGGCAGGCCGTCGCGGCGGATCTCCTCCTCGCTGAGGGCCAGCTCGATCACGACCGCCCGGGCGTCGAGCATGGCGAGCTCGTGGCGCAACTGGGCGATCGTGTCCTGGTAGCCGGCCTGGAACGGGCCCTTGGTCCGCTCCCACGACGCTGTCCGTGGCCCGGGCCAGGTGCCGAGCGGGCGGAAGCTGACCACCGGACCGCTCACGCCGCCGTCCGGTCAGTGCGCCGCGGCCCCGGTCGGTTCCCGGTCAGGCGAAAGATGGGCGGGTCGACCGACTCGTCGAGGACGACCTCGCCGGTGTAGCGCAGGTTGAGCAGGATCTGCTTGATCCGCTGGCGCTCGGTGGGCGTCTCGACCCCGAGGGCGGCGTAGACCTCACGCCGCGTCGCCGGCAGGACAGCCCGAACGCGTCCGGTGACCCCGCTGCGCGCCCGCTTGCCGGCGCTCGGCCCGAGGTCCGCCGCCCGGCGCAGCGCGGCGACCGCGACCTCGGTCTTGGCGATGCGCGTGGCGGTCTGGGCGGCGAGCTTGCGCAGCTGGTCGAGCTTCTCGACGGCCGCGAGGTAGTCCGCTTCGGCGGCGGTGATCGCAACGTGGCGCACGCCGCCGCCGCCGCTTCCGTTCGCGCCTGGTTCGATCACGCCGGCCTCGAGTAGCCGTGGAGCACGAGGCCCTCGGCGGGCCAGGCGAAGGTCCCGAGGTAGCGCCCCGCCGGCTGGCGGTCGCCCGTACAGGCCAGCGTCACGACCCAGGGCGCGTTGCCGGTGACGTACCAGCACGCGGGCCGCCCTTCGGCGTCCAGGCCGACGCTCAGGATCTGCGCGGCCCGGATGACCACCTCGCGGGGCTCGAGGGGCTGCTTGTGGATCAGGCCGGGCCGGATCACGTCGCAGCCGATCTGGGGCTGCCAGAAACGCGGGGGGATGCAGAGCTACCCCCGGGCTTTCGGAGTGGCCCCTGTGCCGCGCTGCGCGAATCCTGGGCCGATCGCCGGTACAGGTAGGGAGCGCCCCGGCGGCCCTCGCCGCTCAAGTCGACGACGTGGTCCATGACGAGCTCTCGCAGGAGGTCGCCGACGCGTCGGCGTGATGCCCCGGTCCGGGCGGCCACCCCGTCGGCCGGGATGGGCTGCTCCGCTGGCCCAGGGAGCGCGGCGAGCAGGCGCTCACTGAGATCGGCGGCCGCGCCCTCCTGCGCGCCGATCAGGGCGTAGCAGACCGCCACCGCTGCCTCGGCGCGCGCGGAGGCCTCGCAGGCGTGGTCGGCCACCGGGTGCTGGCCGGGCACGTGGGCGCCGCGGCCGAGCCCGGCGGCGCGCGCTTGGGCCCGCGCCTCGCGGAAGGCCCGCGCGCCGGCGGCACCGACCGCCGCCGAGCAGGTCGGACAGTCGGGATTGCCGGTGTGGGTGCGCCGGCGCCTCACGCGGGCAGCCCCCAGCGGCCGTTGGCGTCGCGCACCGCGCCCAGCTCGACCAGGTGGCGGTGGACGAGCGGGCCCCAGCCCTGGCGGGGGAAGTGGTTGCGCCCGGCGCGGTCGGTGACGCCGTGCCTCAGCTCGACGCCGCTGATGAGGACCATGAGGCTGGACGGGCCGGCGGCGAGTCGCTCGCGGATGGTCCGGCGCACTTCGCGCGGGTCCAGGTAGAGGTCGCCGATGCTCACGCGCCCTCCTCGCCCAGCTCGAGCTGCACAGGTCGGCGCGCGGCTGCGGCCTGGCGCTGGCGCTCGCGCTCCACCCGCCAGTAGGCCGCCGCGACGTGGCCGGCGCGCAACTGCTCTTCGCCGGCGACGGTGTGCATCGCCTCTGAGCGCGTGAGGCCGCGGTCCATCGCCTCGAGCACGAGACCGTGGAGGCGCCGGCGGTGGCCCTCGGGGCTCACGCCTGCACCGCCTCGCGACGCGCCGCGGCCGCCTGGCGGTTGCGCTCGAGCACGCGCTGGCGGAACTCGGGGTCAGAGCGGTAGCGCCGGCGGAACCGCTCCCGGGCGTACGCGTTGCACGCCTCGCGGCAGGCATCGCAGCGGCACCCGCGGGCATAGGCCCCCCGCGTGCCGCACGGGGCCGCCGTCACGGCTCGGTGCTTGAGGTCGCAGTCGACGCACCGCTCCGGCGGACCGCCGGCCCCGCCCCAGGCGGTCGGCCTTCCGCAGTCGACGCAGGCGCCCCGGGCGCGCTCGTGCCGCGCGCGGTTCTCCCGCCCGGTCGGGTCGCGCAAGAGGTCGCCCACGTACGCCCGCGACACGCCAAGCGCCTCGGCGACCTCGCGTAGCAGGAGGCCATCGGCGCGCAGCGCATGGGCGCGCCGGGCCAGGCGCAGGCGAGCCGGCTCGTCCGGCGCCTCGGGGGGCAGGGGCGGAAGGGGGGCGGGAATGCCGCGCGGGCTCATGCCGCCTCCTCGAGCAGCTCCACGCCATGCCAGGGCCCCTGGCCCTCGGTCTCGCGTAGGCAGGGCCCGCACAGCAGGAGCCCGAGCAGCTCGTCACCGAACATCAGGCCGCCCTCGTTCTCGGGCTCGTCCCAGACGGCCACGACGGCATGCCCCCCCCCGCAGCGTTCGCACGTCACGCCGCCACCTCGCCGCGCCGGCACATCTCCCACACGGCCCGCGTGATGACCGCGGCGTCGCACGCGTCCTCGACCAGGTCGGGGTGCTCGACGATCGGCGCGGCGCCGAGCTCCTCGAGCGCGAACCTCGTCACCTCCTCCTTCGGGGCGCGGTAGGGGAGGCCGGCCTCCTTGCGCCACTCGGTCGGCCGCAGCGCCCACAGCTCGGCGTCGGGCCAGCGGCGCGAGGCGGCCTGGACCACCTGGCCGACGGCCATGCCGGCGATGATCCCGGTGAAGCCGCCCGGCCGCGTGAACGCCCACTCGAACGCCACGACCGAGACGTCGTCGCCCGGGGCGATGGCGACCGCGTCAAGCGCCCGGCGGATCGTCTCCGGCTTGCCGACGTGCACCAGCCCGCGCGAGATGCCGCCCGAGCGGATCCGCTCGCAGCCGCAGGCGAGGAGATGCCCCGTCTCGGTGCGGCTGACGGCCCACCCGAGACGCAGGGCAGAGGCGTCGATGCCGAGGATGAGGCTCACCAGCCCATCCCCGTCCGCATGTGGTGAAGGCGCTCGGCCTCGCGACGCCGCGCCCACGCGACGCCGGAGGCCGAGCGGCGGATCAGGCCCGGCGGATGGTGGCGGGAAGCGCCGGCCTGCGCGGCGCTGAAAGGTCGGGCGCCATCTGTGCCCGCCCGCCCTCGGAAGCTCTCGCCGGTTACTCCCGCCCCGTCCATGGGGCGCGTGGCGGCTCCATCAGGCCCGGTCCGGGCCCTCGCGACGGACACCACCACGACACCACGGTCTTGCGCGGAGGCCGCTTCCTCGCACAGGCTGAAGCCCATGCCGCTGCGGAAACCGCTCACTCATGGGGCCGGGGAGGGAGAATCCCAGTACTGCCCATCTCCCCGGCGGGGTCGTCGTTAGCAGGGCTTTCCTCCGTGGAGGGCCGATCGGCGGCCCACCCGGACACCACCAGGACACCACGCCGAAGCGCCGCCAGGCGCCAGGCGGGCTCGTCGAGCAGCACGTGCGAGTAGGTGTCGTGCGTGGTCGACTGCTTGGCGTGGCCCGAGATCTGGATCACCAGGGGCATCGGGATCCCGGCCAGCACCATCAGGCTGATGTGCCGGTGGCGCAGCTCGTGCGGGCTGTAGTGGGCGACCCCGGCGTTGCGGCAGGCGATCGCCAGCGCGCGACGCACGCCTGAGTCGGTCAGCCCGCCGAGCACCCGCCGCCCGGGTGCGCGGTCCTCGAGCGGGCAGGTGTCGGCGATGCGCTCCGGCCAGTCCTCGACGAGCGGGATGAAGCGCCGCGCGGCGTTGGTCTTGCCGCCCCAGGGAACCCGCAGGCGCCGGCCGGCGAGGTCGACGTCGCCCCAGGTGAGCGCCACGGCCTCGGAGATCCGCATGCCGGTCCGCTCGATCAGCTCGAGGGCGAAGCGGTACCTGGACGAGACCTCGCGCGCGATCGCCATGAAGTCGGCGTAGCTCGGCGGGGCGACCTCGGCGTCGTCGAGCTGCGGGAGCTTCACGGTGGGGTGGCGCGCCGGATTCGGCAGGGGGTAGGGCAGGTCGTCGAGCGCCTGGCGGACGACCGACACGTAGGACGCCACCGTCGCCGGCGCAAGCTCCTGGGCGATCGCCCTGACCCAGGCCTGGACGTGCGCCGGTCGGATCGTCAGCACGTCGCGCTCGCCCAGCTCGCCGAGGCGCTTGCGGGCCTTGCGGTACTGCCTGCGCGCGGAGTCGCCGACGTCGATGCGCCCGGTCTCCATCTCCTCGATCGCCACGGCCAGGGTCCGGACGTCCGCCGGCGCCTCGAGCGCGTGCAGGTCCGGCACGCGCATGGCCGCCAGCTCGCCGGCCACCCAGCGCCGGCGCGCCTCGGCCTCCCGCTTGGTCTCGAAGGTGCCGCCCGAGAGCGGGCGCGCCTCACGCCCGCCGAGCCGGTAGCGCACCTGCCAGTGGACCTCGCCGGCGGCCGTCGTGCGCTTCACGATGAAGACGCTCGGGCTCACCTGCGCGCGTCCGGGTAGGGGTCGACGCGCGCGATCAGCGTGCCCTCGTCGTCGTACAGGTACTCGACCTCGCGCACTACGCCTGCCTGGTCACGGCCGTCGCCCTCGACCGCGATGACCCGCGTGATCGTCTCCCGCCAGCAGCGGCGCACGCGCGGCTGGCGCGCGATCTGCTCCTCGTGTGCACGGCTCACGCGACGCTCCTCACGCGCTGGCCGGGCTGGAAGGTGCGCGCCGCCAGGTACTCCTCGAGGTCCTGGCGGCGCACATACACCTTCCGGGACCCCTCGAGCGCCACGATCGGCAGGCGCTCGAAGACGCGGTCGATGTCGACGCGCGCCAGACCATAGTGCTCGCGTACGGCGGTGCGGTCGAGGTGGCGCGGGATGTCAGCCGGCTCGGACACTGCTACTCGTCGCCCGCCTCGGGCCCGAGCGAGCGGTGGTTGATGGCGATGCGGTAGTCGCTGATCGCCTGCTCGGACTCCTCCTGCTTTCGCAGGCGGTGGCCGCGGCGGACGACGCGGGCGCCGAGGACCAGCACGTGGTCAACGCCGTCGACGGAGACCGTGACGGTGGCCTCGGCGCCGAGCTTCAGCGCCTCGACCAGCTCGCGGTCGTCGGAGCCGACCAGGTCGATCTCGTAGGCGCCGACGAAGGCCAGGCGGGCGCGCGGGATCTTGTAGCCCTCGAAGTGCGGCAGGCGCATCTGCGCCGAGGCGGCGGGTGAGGCGGCGGTGCTCATGCGGCCTCCTCCCCCTCGACCCGGGTGAAGTCGAGGTAGTAGTCCGCGCCGGTCTCGAACTGCACGCTGGCGTCGGGGTTCGCGATGAACATCTGGAGCGTCCCGCTGGGCGTCGCCGCGGCCCACTCGGCGTTCACCCCACCGCCCTTCTCGTACACCGCGCCGAAGCTGACGGTCTCACCGTCCTCGCTCGTCCGGATCTTGCTGTAGCAGCGGAACTTGGCTCGCACGCTCATGAGGCGTCTCCTGACGTCGTGGTGGCCGGCGCCTTCGGCCGGCGGTGGCGGTCGCGGTTCGGGCAGGTCGCGAAGTGGCTCACGTGCATGCCAGGCCCGGCCTCGTGGCGACCCAGCACGCTGGCGGTGATCTCGCCCCTGGCGTTGCGGCCGAGACGGACGTTCCCGTTGTCGACCGGCTGAGGGTCGATCGGGATCGGCTTGCCCGAGGCGGTGCTGATGGCCCAGAGGATCCCGGCGCCGCAGCTGCGACAGCGGGCGGCCATCAGCCCCGTCCCGCCGGCATCGGGGCGAACATGAGCTCCTTGCCGTTGGCCCGGAAGATGGCGCGCAGGTGGATGAACAGATCCGCGATCGCCTCGGAGTCGTCCTCGTAGCCGTGCATCTGGAGGCCACCGCGCTCCTCGTCCTGCAGGAAGACGATCGCCTTCTCGGAGCCGCGCTCCGGGTGCGCCTCGAGGGCGTCGGTCATCGCGGCGCAGAGGCGCGTCAGCCGGTCGTGCGGCTCGGTGCTGCGGATGGTCTCGTCGCTCACGGGCGACACTGCCACTCGCGCCACCCGTCCCGGGCCACCACCCGCGCCGCGGCCAGCGCGTTGACGTAGGGCGAGTACGGGTCGAGGCCAGCCACGGCAAAGAACGGCGATCGCGCGCGGAAGCCGGCGCCGAGCTGGAAGAGCCCCAGGTGCTGACCGTTGCGCGCGATCGGCTGCCACCGGGCCTCGCAGTAGCTCACGGCGACGAGCTCCCGGCGCGACACCCCGTAGACGACGGAGGCGAGCGTCAGCGCCTCGGCGACCTGGTCGCGGCGGAGCGCGTGGCGCAGCCGACGGATCTCGCGCCGGTAGGTCGCGGCCTCACGGCCGTGGTCGGCGCGCTCGGAGGCCAGCTGAGCGCGCAGCTGCGTCGACGTCGGGCCGCCGTCCGGCGCCGCACCGGCGGCGATCGCCAGGACGCCGCAGACGCCGGCCAGGGCGAGCCAGGTGCGCGGTCGGCTCACGCCCGCTCCCCCTCGCCGATCAGTGCGACCAGGGCGGCGAGAGCCTCGGCGGGCGTCTCGCCCCTGCCCTCGGTCGGATCGGTTCGCCCGTCGGGGTCCGTGTCGTACGAGGCGAGCCAGGCTTGCCCGGTGTCCGCGTAGGCCGCGTCGTGGTCGACGTTCAGGGCGACGCGCTCCATGCCCTCCATCCGCGCCAGCAGCGCCAGCAAGGGATCCAGGGCCTCCAGCTCGGCCAGGCGGTCGGCGGCCTCCGCAAACCACCTGCCGGTCCATCCCAACCTGTTCGCCTTGGATTCGTCCGCGTGCGCACGGAGGAATGAGACCAGCGCCTCGGTCGTGGGCTCGGGGGCACTCACCGGCGCTCCAGGTACGCGTCGACCACCGGACATCCGGCAGCGCGGTGCGGATTGTCGGCGTCGCTCGGGATGGACTGGAGGGCGACCCGGAGCAGGTCCTCCACCCGCCGACGCTCGTCGAGGGCGTCGTTGTGCTCGTCGCAGATCGCCTGCGCGATCCGCTGGTCGTCGACCATCCCGAGCACCACGTCCTCGAGCGCGGGCTCCGCGCCGATCTGGGCGTAGATCGTCCGGCCGAGCTTGCGCCCGACGCGCCAGCGCTTGCTGAGGAGCCAGCGGACGTCGACGCTCACGACGGGACCTCCGAGATCCCGAGCGCCCCATTCAGCGCGGCGCGCATCCCTTCGGCAACGCCGAGGGCGCGGGACACCTGGTCCCGGCCCTCGCCGGCGGTGGCGCCGCGCGCTTCGATGAGGAGGTTCGCGATCAGGTCGAGCCCCTCGCCAAGCCCGACCATCAGGTCGAACCGCTCGGCCGCGCATGCTTCGGCGGCCTCGGCGCGGCCATGCTCCTCGGCAAGAGCCTCGACCGCCCGGCCGGCGATCGAGAGTGGCACCCCGCTCACGAGGCCACCGCCGCGCCGGTCCCGCCGCACGCCTCGCAGACCACCGCCATGAGCCCGAGCGGGCCCGGCTCCCAGATTCGCCGCTGGCCCCAGCACGCGGGGCACGAGGGCGCCAGCGGCCGCGGAGCCGGCCTGAGCGCGGGCAGCACGTCGTGCTCGGCCACGTAGGCCGCGGAGAGACGCGTCACCGGGAACCGGAGGCGCTCGTGGGCGGCCATCACACGAGCCGCCAGCGCTCGGGGTCCTCGGAGTCCTGCTCGACCAGGCCCTTGCGCGCCAGCTGGCCGAGCGCCCGCGCGACGCCGGCGCCGATCGCCGCCTGACCGTTCTTGCGGGTGTTGCCGTAGCGCTGGCGGCAGAGCTCACCGAGCAGGCTCAGCCGAAGGCCCGCGGGCCGGGCTCTCAGCAGGATCAGCACCTGGTCGGTCATCGCGACGGTCGAGCCCTTCTCGGGCGCCATGAGCGCTTGCGTGCGCGCCATCAGCCGACCCCGAGGCCGTAGAGCACCTGGGCGACGCCGGCGCACACGGCGTCTATGGCGACGACCAGGCCGAGGAGGACGGCAGCCACCACGGCGGCGACCTTCACGGCCATGCCGTTCACCTGCAGGACGGTCGGCTGGCGCCGGGAGCGCATCACCCTTCGGTCTCCTCGAGGAGGGTGCGGTGCAGCCGCCACCCCTGGACCTCGAGCTCCACGTCCGGCGGAACGCCGTCGAAGAAGCGTGACCAGGCCTTCGTCTCGGCCTCGGTGGCACTGGCCGCGTCGACCTCGATCCGGGCGATCATCGGGCTGCTCAGCTCGACGACGTAGCGCTGGTTGATGCCCGCGCCGATCAGGCGGACGGGGACGGTCATCGCGGCACCTCGACGTGCTCTGGCGCGATCACCACCACCTGGTCCGGTCCCGGGTCGGCGCGGTGGATGAGGGCCTCGGGCGACAGGCCGACCCGTGCCAGCGCGGCGCGGGCGCCGGTGCTCGTCAGCTCGCCGACCTTCGGGTAGTCGACGACGACCCGCGTCTCCTCGCGCGGGCCCAGGCCGAGCGGCGCCAGGGCCTCGCGGTGCCGCTCGATCTCGTGTGGGATCACGCGGCCCGGCGGCGTGCGGGCCGGCTTCAGCGCCACGGCCCAACCATCAGCCGCCCACGGCGTCTCGCGCTCGAGCAGCTGCCCCAGGAGGCGGACGACCTCCGGTCGGCGCGCCAGCGCGCGCTCGAGGTCGACCAGCTCACGGGAGAGCTGGTCCACGAGGGCGGCCGCCTCGTCGGCGTCTCCGGCGAGGTACTCGCCGGTCTCGACGTCGACGATCGGGAAGCGGTCTTCGCTCATCCCGGGTCCTCGGGCCGGCGCTTGGTGTCCTCCCAGGCCTGGTCGATCACCTGCTGCTCGGGCTCGGCCGCCGGCTCGGCCTCGGCGACCTCGCCGGTCTTCGCGTCGACCACTTCGCCCTCGAGCGCCTCGCCCTCGGCGTGCTCCGGGCCACGCAGCTCAGCCATCACCGCGGCGTACTTGGCCTCGTCGTCGAAGCCGGACGGGCGCTCGATGCCGTGGTCGGCCTTGAGCCGGGCCGTCAGCACCTCGAGGTCGATGCCGGCGGTGGCCGCCGCGGCCCGGACCGCCTCCCAGCGCTCGCGCCACGGCTCCGCCGGCGGCGCGACCAGGCGGCCCTGGACCTCGATGATGTCCGAGGCGTCCATCTCCTCCTGGGTCACCAGGCCAGAGATCGAGAAGGCCCGGCGCAGCGCCATCGCCTCGGCGACCTTCACGATCATCGCCGAGGGGTACTTGGCCCACGGGCTCCAGCTCTGGTTCGCCGCCCGGCCGTACTCGGCCCAGGGCGCGAAGAAGAAGGCCGGCAGGTCGCGGTCGCGGCGGTAGACGAGCGCGTAGGCACCGATCAGCGTCCCCCGCTTGGCCCCGTAGGAGTGCTCGACGTCGAGGCCCTTGCGGGCGAACTGGTCGCCCTCGCGCACAACGTCGGACGTCATGCCGGAGTACGCCGGGTGACGGTTGGCGATCGCCAGGTAGCCGTCGCGGCTGGTCTGGATCATCGCCGGCTTGGGCTCACCCGACTTGTCGAGCTTGCGCGAGCCGTCGTCGTTCAGCTCGCAGATGCACCAGATCTCCTTGGCGAACGGGTCGAGCTGGTAGCGGTTGGCCAGCTCGAGGAACATCGCCAGCTCGACGTCGCTCGCGCCGCGGGCGACCGTGTCCTTCACGACGCGCAGCTGCTCGGGGCTCATGCGCTCGATGGCGCTGACCGCGCCCTGGGTCTGCGGCCGGCGCTCGAGGGCGGTGGTGCTCATCGGTCCTCCGTGGTCGTGATGGTGGCTCCGCTCGCCGGCGGCGCCTCGAGGGGGAGCAACTCGATGCCGACCACGTCGGCGCACCGCCGGCAGCACGGGACCTCGACGCCGCCCGGGCCCGCGCCGTAGCCCTCGGCCAGGCGGTCGCACGCCAGGAACCATCGGCAGAGGAGGCCGGCCGACATCCGGGCGCGCCGCTCGGCCACGTGGGCCGGCCAATTCTGGGCGCCGGCCACCGGCGTCACGCTGCTTCCTCCACCCCGCCGGCGAGCAGCTGCTCGAGTTGGATCCAGGACCACTCGGGTGCGCAGCCGGACGGGTCGGGCGGCGCGCTGATCTCGGCACCGCAGCGGCCACAGGTCCACTCGGCGTCGGGCAGCAGGACCGGCTTGCGCCATGCGGTCCAGTGGTGCTCGCCGGAGGGCGAGGCCGGGCAAGACGTCCGAAGCACGCCCACACGGGCTCGGGCGGGCATCAGGCCGCCTGCCTGACACGACGCAGGGCCGGCTCGGCGCGAAGCGCTCTCAGCGCCACGTCCAGGCTGCCATGGGGAGCGATGAGCGCATAGGCCGCGCGCAGTAGGCGCGCCTGGACTCGCAGCTCCTGCTGCTGGCGGACGTTGGAATCGTAGGCCGAGAGCACGCCCTGCTCGGCCTCGGCGAGCGCCAATGCGGCGGCGTCGAGCAGGCCGTCGGCCCGCGAAGGGGTGGCCATCCTGGCTAACCTCCAAGTGTGGCCCCGACGGGGCGCGCTTCACCGGCCAAGGGAAGCGCCTCGTCGGGGCGATCTGTGTTTTCGGGAGCGCTCTCCGACGCTCCGCTACCGTCGCCCTCGTCATGGACGACGAACAGCGAGTCGAGCGAGACCTGGTAGAGGTCGGCGAGTGCGACGGCGTAGCGGAGCTGCGGCTCTCGGCCGCTCTCCCAGGCGTAGACGCTGCCCCGATGGACGCCGATTCGGTCGGCGACCGCCTCGGGCCGGAGGCCGGCCTCAAGGCGGAGGTTCAACGCGATCTGGCCACTCCACTGTCGCGACATCGCAACAGAGTATTGTCGCGACCTCGCGACACGTCAAGGGCTACTGTCGCGAATATGCGAGAGCGAGAGCGTCCGCCGGATGTGTTCTACGAGCGCTTCGGTGCCTTGCTCGAGCAGGCCCAGGAGCGGGGCGTGACCGTGGTCGAGATCGCCCGCGCAACCGGCATCGACCGCTCGCGCCTGTACCGCTGGAAGGACCGTGTGGACGGGCCATCGGGATCCAGCCTGGCCGGGATCGCCGATTACTTCGGCGTAACGATGGACTACCTTTGGGGCCGCTCCGACGAGCCCGGCACCCGGTTCGCTACTGGACCACCTTCAGGAGGGGGGCCCGAGGAGGGCCCGAAGCGCTCATCCGAGCGAGCTTCGGCAGCGCTCGAAGATTTGGGCGAGGCGGCCCGGCGAGAGCGCGAAGCTCGGCCGCGGCGACGGCGAGGCCAGGGTGAAGAGGATCCGGCTCCGTGATGACGGCGAGCGCCCGCTCGGCCGCTGCGG